CTTCCTTCGCAGACAACGGACTTGGATTAAAATCTTTTGTTAATGAAGAAGTTGGAAATTTAAAGCAAAAACTCTCCGAAAAACTCTCAAGCAGTATAGACACCTTTTCGCAAGAAAAACGTGAAAATCTTGAAAAAGTCTCGGTAGTTTTGGAAGATTTTACTAAAAAACCATTGGATGAGAAACTCGTTAAGAAATTGTTCTACATTCAAGATTTGTTGGGAGAAATATAATGGTTAAAATAAACGTCTTAAGTTCGGCTGGAGTTGATGTTGTTACACCATCAGAGAGAGATGCCGGCAAGGTAGATATCGGTGTTCAAAAAGATGTTGGTGTTGATATCAAGCCGTCTATTGGAATAAATATTGTTAATAATAACCTCATAACATACGAGGGTAAACTAAAACTAAGAAAGGCAATTAATGGAGATATTATGATTTTTGATCATAATGACATTGATATTGTGATACTTAAAGAACAAAAAAAAGTGGTTGCCTTCGCAAAAGAAATGCTAACAGACAGTGTTTATGGAGCAGAGACTCGATTGTTTAATTTCTTGAGACAGAGAGGTGTTGTTGCATATGATTCAATTCAAGGCGGCAACATTTACGGCTCTATGGAAGCAAAATTGTTAACACCAGAGGCACAAATTAAAAAACCTTTAAGTTTAACAATTCACATGATTCATGAATGGCTTCTAAAAGAAAAACCAATGCAAGAATTCATGGAAGAGCACGATGATATGATGGATGATGCATTATTAGACCCTGATGAAGAACATGCAACTGAATTAGGTGAAGTTCCTCATGAAGCAGAAAAAGGTTCAATTGTGCAGAAGAATATGTTTGCTCCATATATGTACGGAAGGTATACTTACTAATGAAAAAGATTCTTAATGAGTGGAGAAAATTCGTCATTAATGAAGGTGCTCCTAAGATTGAATATTCGAATGAATTTTTAGAGAAAAACCTCTGCGTTTTTCATTGGGATGATGATGACGAAGAACATCATTTGGTTCTTTATAGAAAAGAAAAGTATGTTGACAATTTTTATGTTATCGGTTATGTTTCTGCTATGCAAATAACAGAGCCCGGTGATGAAAGGTTACAGTGTATCCCTAATACATTTCAAATTGGTGCCATATATATCGAACCAGAATTACAAGGACAGAAATTTGGAAACCTTCTTTATTCTTTGGCTTTCGCTGCTCTGCCAGATGGTGCTGGACTAACTTCGGATAAATACTCCGGAACACTTCCACAAGCAGCAAGAGTATGGAAAAAGATGGAAAACAGCGCAGAGTACGAGAAAAGAAAAACCGATATGGGAAATGATGAATTTGATTACACAGGGCATCAAACCCCACAAGATCCTCAAGATGATTGTCGTGTGCCTTATAAAAGAGACAACCCTAACAATGCCACAAGTCATTCTTTAGAAAAGAAAAATGACTCAGGCGGAAAAATGTTATTAGATATGTATAAGTCAAATCATGATAGCAACGATTTTGTTAATAAAGAGGATTTTGAAAAGCGCCTGTTTACCACAGCATCTAATAGGTTTGGTCAAATATATTCTAGCGCAGTTAATTAAGAGGTTAATATGGAATTAATAAATTTTATTCTTGCCTGCTATGGCATGACTTTTATTATTATTTATGGAAAGATCTTTGAAGATCTGAGACCGGAGAAGGATTATACGAAGAAATGGAACACATTATTTCATTGTCCTTTGTGTATGGGCTTCTGGGTTGGTGTCTTTATGTGGGCGATAAATGGTTTTACAGAACTATTTACCTTTGAATATTCATTAATTAATGCATTTTTATGCGGTTGTATCTCAGCAGGTACAAGTGTTCAGGTTCCTGAAACGAGCGGAGAGAGACCGCATTATTTGGAGATATAAATGAAAAAAATGTTATTAACAGAATTTAATGCTCTTTGCAAAGACGGGATCTGTCGTGATCTTTTATCCGAGCGAGAGAAGAGGGAGATGGAACATGGTGTGGTTTATTTGTCTGGTCGGCTGCAAACTGCTGATAAGAAGAACGGAAACGGAAGATCCTACCCCTATAAGATATTAAAGCGTGAAATGGATAACTACAAAAAGATTGTTCAAGACAATCGTGCCTGTGGTGAACTTGATCACCCTGATGATTCTGTAATTAATCTTAAAAACGTTTCCCACTTAGTCACAGACGTTTGGTGGGAAGGTAAAGACGTAATGGGTAAGATTAAAGTTCTTGATACACCTTCTGGTCGTATTCTGAAAGATTTGATTAATGCCGGTGTTAAACTTGGAATTTCTTCTCGTGGACTTGGTTCTGTTAAAGAATCAATGGGTGGAGGAATTGTTGTTCAAGAAGATTTTGAACTTATCTGTTTTGATATGGTATCTGAACCTTCAACGCCAAATGCTTATGTTTATCCAAAAGAGCAAAGCAAAATGTATGAAAACAAAATCAACGAAGCCAA